ATTTTCTTGTTTATATGTATCTTTTAATATTTCATCTGAATTTACAAAATGATATCTATTTAAATCAGCATCATATGTCATTACATAGTCTTCTTGAAAATCAGTAAAATCAATATACCTTTCAGACCTTACTTCGACTTCAGGAGTTATATCAGAACGACCAGATATTTTGACTTTTTTTATTTCATCCGATATTGTTCTGATTTTAAATGGTCTCATTAATATTCTCCTAGATCAATATTAAATTTGTTACTTATGTCATCATTGACACTATCAACAAATTCTTCTGGTAGGCCGTCTTCGGCGGCTTTTTCCAGAACCTCGTCTGGATTTACAAATTCAAGTTTTTGATCTTCTTGATTAAACATCAATACTTCACCATCTTGAATATCAGAAGTATCCACTCTTCCTAAATCTCCAATTCTTCCACCATCATTTGTAATAGCAGTTGTTGTTTCATGAACAAGAATAGTTCCACGGGCCACTATTTCTATTTTATTATTGGGGTAAACAACAAACATATCAAAGTAATTTCTTCCGGCCTCTAAAAACAAGGTAGAATTTTTGCTCATCAGAAGTTTTATGATTCCTTGTGGTCTATTAATATAAGCAACACTAAATGTGTTAAATAATTTAGATCCAGGATACTTTTGAATTTTTGCCAGGATACTAGAACCAGTCAAGTTAATAACATTTCCATTTTGGTTGGTAAGTTGAAAATCTTCTTCAAAATCAGTCCCCTTAAAAATTGCATAATTAACTATTTCTACTGGGACTTTCATCGGAACACCTCAAGACATCTATTGTAATACATTTGTCTATCAGCAAGACCCCTAGTGCCACCATTGACTCTTCTGGTTACTTGCTCAACGGTTGGATTAGTGTCACATAATTCATTCATTTTATTAGTGTGCCACCAAAAACCAGAACTAGTTGCAGGATAATTCAGGGAAACATAATCAACACCTTCCATTACTTTTGGGTCCTTAATAAAATCCGCAAACTTTTGGTAATTGTATCGACCTGTCATCTGGATGAATCCCGCGCCTTTGAATTTTCTACCATCGCCTGGTTGGGTATTTCCTAGATCAGTCCTCCATTCATAAGCATCACCAGAAGCAAGTTCTTTCAACCATTTTCCTCCACCAGATTCATGAGAGATCTGGGAAATAAAGTGACGTATTCTATTAGGCTTATTAATATTAAATTGATTTAAACACCTGTTTAAATCATTAATAACCCTATCACTAATACTAATTTCAGAAACATCCCAGACGCGAGAGAGTTGGTTTTTTGTAATCAAGGCACCAGTATTATCTGATACCTCTACTACTTTTTTACAGGATCAAAAATCCTGCCCCACCCATCAACCGGATGTTTTACAGTCCACCTTTTTTCTAGTGTTCTTCTCGAATAAACAACACCTCTCCCTTTAGATACGGCTCCAGTGTACCCATCCGCAAGGTCCCCGTAAGGATCATTCGCCAGGTAGTCTCCCTTATCAGTTTTACCCCGGACCACAATCATATGACCCCCACCAGTCGGAGCACTTTCAGGACCTCTGTGTAAAAACCCAATCACAACAGGTCTTCCGGCCTCTAGTTCTTTATCAAGATCAGCAAATGTCATGTCATATCTAAAAACCGACTCAACCCCATAACTTCTCAAAACTCTGGTCTGAACACCATGATCAACAGATTTACCAATGGCCAATACTTTTCTTAGATAAGCATCATCTCCTTTAGGTCCAGGTGGAAGAGATCCAGGTTTTAGAAACTCTAGGCACATTGCACATGCAGAAGAATTGCATGTGGAATCGGGCAAGGCATAATTATCCGTTTGCGGGAACCAAGGGACATCTAATAAAATACCAGATGGTTTAGGTGTCTCTTCTGGTTTCCTATAAATTCTTACCCAATTTGCATTATCTTCAAGAAGTTCAGGGGCCTTTTGCTCTAAAACCCTTACCAAATCATCAACGGCGGCCCGGTGCTTTGGTAAATTATGGTTATAATATCTAAAGAAATTCTGAAGTTCTATTTTCATGGCCATAAATAACTGTTACATAAGTATTTAGTTTCCCTTGTGGTTTTTTAACGGTCAAGAATTTAATGAGGTTGATAAGAAATATGAAGGATTTGTTTATTTAATAACAAATCTTGAAAATGGGATGAAATATATCGGCAAGAAACATTTTTGGGAAAGGAGAAAGAATCCAAAAACTGGAAGACGCCAAACAAAAGAAAGTGATTGGAGAAAATATTTTGGAAGTTGCGATCAATTAAAAGAAGATGTTAAAAATCTAGGGGAAGATAAATTTAAAAGAGAAATCTTGTATTTATGTCCACACAAAAAAAGCATGTCTTATTATGAGACATGCGAGCAATTTAAAAGAAATGTTTTAATGGATGAAAGTTATTATAATACTAATATTGAAGGAAAATTTTATACTAGTGAGGTAGAGAGGATTTACGGTTTAGTTATAGAGTCAGCTGATCCACAAGAAAAAGAACCTCATTAAGATACTTATTAGCGAGATTCTTTTCTTGTTGAGATCTAGGCTCATTATAGAGCCTAGTTTTTAGGTTATTCAGTTTAGCTTTTAAAGTATAAATGTCAGTTATGTGGATCATTAGTCGTTTAAGTATTCAAGAGCGATGTCAACTACGCTATCTTCGGTTAAGGATTCAAGGATATCCAGGGCCTCGAATTCATCTTGGGCATAACCAATATTCATAATATCTTCAAGGATAAAATCAATTAAATTATAATAATCAGACTCTTCTAGTTGACTCGCAAACTTGGCGGCACGTTCACGAACACCAGTTCCTGCCCTTTGTGAGGAAAGAACTGCTCCAGGAGCCGCAAATCTTACACCTCTTGATTTTCTACCCTTAGCAGCATCTGCTAGTCTTTTCGCTGCTGCTGCCTTCCTGGCTGAAATTTGTTGTCTTTGTACAGCAGGTTGACCCGAAGTAGAAGCTGGTAGAGCCTTCCTTGAAGCCGGAGTTTTTACATCGGAACCAGTAGTACCTTTGGTGGCAACGTCTGGTTTACGCTGAACAATTGCCCGACGAGTTGCGGTTTCTGGACGAGACATTATACCAGCTCGTCTAGGAGATTTGAATCTTGAAGGTCCACTAGGAACTCTTGGATCAGAACCTTGTATTTGAGGGTTTATCTTTGCTCCTTTTCGACCATCAATATCAATAACATCACCAGATGAGGTCTTAAGAGAACCCTTTCTAGGCTTTAACCTAGGAGTTATTTTATATCGTATCTTTAATGCATTAGGCTCAGGTGTTGCAGGAGTAGGTTCAGGTGTTGGTTCTGAGTTAGAAGTAGTAACAGTTGGTGCCTTTTTAATTTTACCCATTCTTTTTAAAGATCTACCGACATTACGAATAGCCTTACCTACTGCCCTTCTTTTGCTACCGGTTTCTGCTGTCGGCTCTGTGGTAACCGTAACTTGCCTACCAGCAACTCTAGCAGTTCTAGTAGTTGCGGGAGCCGCAGCGGCTTTTGTGCCACTAGCCATCATTCTTTTACCTGTCTTGGCCAGGGATTTTCCGCCTCTACGGAGAAGACCTTTGAGAAGAGCCTGACCTCTTTCAACAACTTTACCACCAAGAGCCTTTGCGGATTTTGCTAGACCGCCAGCCGATCCTGCTACAGCCTGCTTGACTGAAGAAATAGGGCCAGTAAGTTTATTTCTAACAGTTCTAGCGGTGCTGCGAATTCTCTCTCTACGTGCATCTCTTCTTTGTTTGGCTTGTTGTTCTGCTTCCGCAGCCTGTTTCTTTGCAGCAATACTAGCGGCCATTCTTCGTTGATTACCGGCAATATCGCCTTTACCATAAGTAATAGTTGCCTCATAAAGAACATCGGCAATAAGTTGATCATAAGACTCACAGATTACTTCATCCTCTAAGGCATAATCGATCATCTCAAAAGATTCTTCTAGAGTATGGCCATAATCGCGGAATTCCCAGACGAGTTCTTCGATTACTTCTTCAATGTGCTCGGGAAGCATGTGATCGACAAATCGAAGATTATCAAAAGACTCTTCGATTTTGCGATGGTCATAAATTTCAGAATAGGCTTCAGTCAGGGTGTATTTATACATATTTGTCGAATGGTTAAGTTCTTTTATTATTTAGTAGAAAAGCCCCTTAAAGGGGCTGGGAGTTTAGAGTTTGAAATTACTAAAAGCGTTTGGATCCATATCTTGATTAAGACCACCAACGATATAAGAAACTAAATTTTCCTCTTGAGGTGGAACTTGTTCGGATTTAGTATTCAGCCATTTTTCAGAAACCCAAGGAAGAGGATCCGCATTACTAGCAATAGAATAAAGCGGTTTAAGACCAATAGCCTTCATGCGCCTATTACAAATCCACTCAATATAATCCGAAAGGAGTTTATCGTTTAGACCAATTATACTACCATTTTTAAATAGATAATTACCCCACCGTTTTTCCTCATTCACCGTTTTCTCAAACATTTTATAAGTCCATTCAGTCTCTTCTTCTGAAATTTTCTTCATGTCGGGGTCATCACCTTTCTTCCACTTTGCTAAAATATTTTGAGTAAGGAATAAATGAAGGTGCTCATCAGCCGCAATTTTTTTAATAATTTTGGCGGACCCTTCCATCAATTGAAGCTCACCAAAGGCAAAAGAACACGCAAAAGAAACATAAAAACGAATACCCTCTAGAATATTAACATTCATTACCGCCCTATAAAGTTTTCTTTTTAGTTCATAGAGTTCACCCTTACCCAAATCAACACCCTCATTATTAAATTTCCAAAGATTAGACGAAGAATACTGCTGGGCATTCTGTATAAAATCATCATAAGATTCGGTTACACTTTTTGCTCTTTCTAGAATATTTTCATCTATAATAATAGAGTTGAATACTTCAGACGGATTAGAATAAACGTTTTTAATAATGTAAGTATAAGAATAGCTATGAACCATTTCCATAAATTCCCAACAAATCATAGCCGATTCAAGCTCTGGAAGAGAGCAATAAGGAATAAAAACTAGGCCTGGTCCTCTACCCTGAACGGAGTCAAGCATAATTTGATATTTTAAATTAGAAGTAAAAATATGCTTTTGCTCAGGTCGGAGTTTTTGGTAATCCGCTCGGTCTTTTTGAAGAGGAAATTCTTCTGGTCTCCAAAATGCTCCTAATTGTTCCTGGGTCAATTTATAAAATACAGGATATTTATTGACATCATATCTTTGAAGGCCCAAAGGCGGCCCAAAAAACATGGGTGACCTTGTTGAGTCTATAGATGAATCTGAATTAAAAACAGTCATACCTTTTACCTTAGATTGTGCATCCATCACATGATTCCTCCTCTTCATTTAAAATATCGTTAATTAAATCTTCAACTATTTTATTGTCCTTGGTTCCATCATAAGTATTAAGATAATATGCTGTTTTTGCGCCTGTTTTGTATGAATAGAGAAAATCACTTACAATTTCAGACATTGGAACCATTTTATCTGGATAATTCTCTGGGTTATAACTCCAATTTACACTAATTGCTTGGTCAAAGAATTTTTGTACAACCGCAATCACGTTCAAATATCCCTTATTTGATTTCATTTCCCAAAGAAGAGTATAATTATTTTTCAATGTAGAATACTGAGGGACAATTTGTTTTAATCTACGTTTAATAGACATAAATTCCCTCGGTGGCTCAAACCCATTAGTAGCATTAGAGCAGACACTTGATGCCTCACTTGGCATTCCACAAGTCAATGTAGAATTACGGAGACCATTTTTAACAATATTTTTTCTAAGTTCTTCCCAATCATGTTGATAAGGAACAGAAGAAATTTCATCAACATCTTTTTTATAAGTATCAATAGGAAGAATTCCATCAGAATATTTTAATCGACTAAAATATTCACAAGGTCCCTTCTCCTGGGCTAATTGACAAGAGGCTTTTAGAAGATAATATTGAATAGTTTCTGCTAATCTATGACAAGCATCCCATGCACCTTGTTCTTCATAAGAAACTCCCAATTTAGCAAGATAATGAGCCAACCCAATAATTCCTACTCCCAAAGATCTACGATTTTTTGTAGAAATTTCTGCCGCCTTCACAGGATAATTCTGAAAATCAATTAACTCATCCAAAAACCTAACAGAAAGATCACAACACTCTTCCATCTCCCTTTCAGTTTTGATTTTACCAACGTTTAGGGCTGATAAAATACAAAGTGCTATTTCTCCATTTGTATCATCGATGTGCTCTAGAGGCTTAACCGGCAAAATCACCTCTTGGCACAAATTGCTAATCTCTAGAGTATCCTTGAAAGGGCTATGTTCATTAGCATGATCGATATTAAGAATATAAATTCTTCCAGTTTCACTTCTCTCGTTTAATAAAGCGATAATTAATTCTTGAGCCGAAACAACTTTTTTAGGAATATTAGGATCATTTTCATACTTTACATAAAGATCATCAAATTTTGGTGTGCCAAATACATCATAAAGTCCTGGAACATTGTGGGGTGAAAATAAAGTTATATTTTCGTTCCTAATAAATCTTTCATAAAATATTTTAGAAATAGCAATAGAGTAATCCATATTTCTAGCCCTATTTTCTTCATTTCCTTTATTATTTTTTAGAACAATAATATCTTCAATCTCTTGATGCCAAATAACCGAATGTACCGTGGCACTACCTTTCCTTAGACCCCCTTGGTGACAAGATTCTAAAGAAGATTGAAACTTACGAATAAAAGGAACTTGTCCTGTTGAGATTACTTCACCATTTCTAATAGAACTTCCAATACCCCTAACTCTCCCAATTCCAAGACCAATACCAGCACGATTTGCTACATACCGCATAAGAGCAGAATCTGTTGCAATAATAGACTCAAGAGAATCACCACAAGTAATAAGAGTACAAGATGCGAATTGACGTAATGGAGTTCTCACCCCAGCAAGAATTGGTGTAGGAATATTAATTTTATGGGTACTGATTGCGTCATAATAACGCTTTACATAAGACATCCTTTTGTCTTTGGGATAATTAGAAAACCCAGTAAGAGCCACCATAATATACATAAACTGTGGAGTTTCATGTACATTTTTTGTTAAACGATTTTGCACAAGATACTTATCAACTACTTGTCGAAGACCTGCATAAGTAAACAGCAAATCCCGATCATGATCAATAAAAGAATTAGCCTCGTCTAGTTCTTCCTCGGTATAATTATCATAAATGGCCGAATCATAAACACCAAGTTCTACACATTTTTTAATATGCTCGCTGAGATGGGGTAGATCAATTCTACCACCATAAATTTTCTTCCTGATTGAAAAAAGAAGAAGTCTAGCCGCAACATACTGATAGTTTGGATGATCCAAAGAAATTAAATCAGATGCGGATTTAATAAGAATTTCTTGAATCTCATTAGTAGTAATCCCATCATAAAACTGAATCCCAGAAGCCATTTCTACTTGAGATACAGAAACCCCAGAGAGTCCATCACAAGAGCATTGAACCATCTCATGAAGTTTTGATAGCAGCAATGGCTCAATACCGCCATTGCGTTTTTTTACATTAATTTCCTCGTTCATTTTTTCTTCCAAAAGTTAAATTTGAGTTGTGCTTCTAAGTCTCTATAAACATTTTTAGACAAAACGTCTTGAACATCAATACCAGCTAAAACAGCATCATTAACGTCCTTTTCTTTTATTGTTTCTGGCCATATTACGATCGAATACCCTCGTTGAATTGCCTTTGACATTCTGTCATGGATTTCTTTATTGCGGGGTTCGTTATCATAAACATAGACCGGGTAATAGATATTTAGATTTTTTAAATCTATATCGGCCCCACACATTGCTATTGAATTTTTTATAAAATATGAATCAAAAGGACCCTCTAAAACATAAACAAGATTTTCCTTATCTATTGAATCATAGTTATAAATTTTTGGGGCATCTTTATTAAACATAATTGTTATATATTTAATCGGAGAAGGACCTATGGATCTGCCCTGAACTCCGATTAAAGCCTTATTATAGTACAAAGGTATTACTATTCTAGGCTCAGATTTTAAGTTGGGTTCTTCAGTAATTGAGTTAACCCATTTACTGAAATCATCCGCATAATAATATAAATTAGGATCTAACTTCCTCTTCTCCAAGTATTCTTTTGCTTGAGTATCAGAAGATGCTTTTGGCAAAGAAATTTTCTCTCTAAATACCGGAGTTTTTATATCAAACTTTGGTGATTCAACAACAAAGTTTTTACCAGTAAATCCTGCTCTATATTTTTCAATTGAAAACTCCTTATAAAGAATCGGGTCAATCTCTTTTAAGAAATTATTAAAAGAAATACTTATGCCACAATTGTGGCATTTATAATTTGTGTTATTGTTTACAGGATATAAATATCCTCTGGCTTTTCTCTTAGACCTGGAAGAATCTCCACAAAAAGGACATCTAAAATTATAAAGTTTTGGTTTTACTTTTTTATAATTTTGTAGCCTTGAAGAAACTCGTTCAATAAAACTCTCATCAATAAAATCCACAATATAAAAACTTTTTATCGAGCTTTCAGATCCACCATAGCAGGGGGAGTTGGATTTGTCAAGGCCTTTTCCTCATCAGAAAGAATTTTAACAAAAAATCCAGAATTTTGTATAATAAATCCAATAAATAGCGCACAAGCCGCAACAGCAGCCAACTTTAAGTTAATGTTTGTTTGGCCATCTTCTACTTTAGTTAGCCTTTTATCTACGTTTTGCTCTACCTTTTCTAGTGTAGTATTAAC